ACGATTGTCGGTGGCGGCGAGTATCCATATTCGCGCTACAACCTTGCGGATCTCGCGGATGGAGCCGAGGTGCTTTACCTCGGCGCGGACAGTGCAGTATACATCGAGACGAACGGTAACACCATCGCGAACCGCCATACGTTTACGTTCGGCACTGATGGCACATTCAACTCACCATCGACTATCAAACAGAATGGCACGGCGGTCAGTCTCTCTGGGCATACACATACAAAAGCTCAGGTAGGACTCGGCAATGTAGACAACAAGTCTAGTGCTACTATCCGCGGCGAGCTGACCAAGGCTAATGTAACTGATGCATTGGGGTACACGCCTTGGAACCCTGAAACCAGTAGATATGCTAATAACGTTCTCGCGGCTCCCAAGGACGCTAATGGAACGCCATCTTTCCGCTTGCTTGTAGCAGCTGATATACCTGATCTTCCCGCCGGCAAGATAACAAGTGGTACCCTCGGTACTACGCATGGTGGCACGGGCTCTTCGACGTTCGGCAGCGTCGTCAACGGGAATGGAACCACCACTAGCGTGGGTTCTGGCGCATGGAAGCGGTTGACTTCCTCTAACGTCACGCTATCTGCTGGGACGTGGGTAGTATTCTGTGGCTTCTATGTATCCAAGGAGTGCATAGCTGGCGCACAAAGAATCTGGGGTGGATTTTCTAGCTCCGCAGCCGCTGATTTCTCGAATGGCCGTCTCGCATCTACTGCCATGCCTGCATATGCATGGGGTACGAGTTATTATTGGCAGTTCACCACAATTGTGCAGCCGAGTTCCTCCACCACGTACTACGCCCTCGGGTGGCAGAATAGCGGCTCGAGTCAAGAAATGTCATGTTATGTGAGGGCTTTCAAGCTAAAGTAGAGGAGGCATCATGAGCTTGAGGTTGACTAGGAAGAACGCACAGGGAATCCCATTCGGGTTCCACCACATATCTGCCATAGAGCACAGGATCGGGTACGAGACTCTGGTGTGTGTCAAGTCATATATAGACGAGGAGACGTACAGGAATGCGACACCAGACGACGAGGATTATGGTGAGGTGTTCTTCGAGGTGAATTGGTACACGAGGGACTACGACGACGGCTTCAGGCTAGCAGATGCGTACGCATGGCTGAAGTCTATGCCAGAGTTCGAGGGGGCCGAGGACGTTTATTGAGTTCCAAACCTATAATAACCACCTAGGACTGAGTAGATTATATGGATAATTTATTACAAACAAAGCTACCACAGTTACTTACTCCAAAAATGAGTAAGTACTGTCCTTATACACCTACGCCAAAACAAGCAGCATTTTTATTACTTGATGACGTACGAGAAGTGCTTTATGGTGGCGCTGCGTCTGGAGGAAAAAGTGTTGCTCAGTTGATGGCCGCATTGCAATATGTAGACGTACCTGGATATGCCGCTATCTTATTTCGTAGAACATACTCAGACTTATCTTTGCCTGGTGCTTTGATGGATATGGCTAGAATGTGGTTCGCACCTTTTATAGATACCAAAGAAGTTAGGTGGTCTGAAAAAGAAAAGAAGTACACTTTTCCATCTGGCGCAACAATTTCATTCGGGTATCTTGAAAATGCTAATGATTGTTATCGTTACCAAGGTGCTGAGTTTCAATATATTGGCATGGATGAGTGTACTCAGATAGATCCAACAAATTACCGGTATTTGTTTAGTCGTTTAAGAAAGACTGTAGATATTCCTGTACCTCTTCGTTTTCGCGCGACATGCAATCCTGGTGGTATGTATGGAGAATGGTATTATGAACGTTTCTTCTTAGATAAGCAAGATAGAATTTTTATTCCTGCAGGAATCAACGATAACCCACATGTAGATACTGAAGAATATACACAGTCTCTAATGGAGCTTGACCCTGTAACGAGAGAGCAGCTTCTCAATGGTAACTGGGAAGTACGTGAAGCTGGCGAGATGTTTTCTCGAACCTGGTTTACTGAGGTTGGTCCAGAAGACTTACCTAAGAATATGCGTCTCGTACGTTGTTGGGATACTGCTTCAACAGAAACAAAAGGTACACGTGGCATTAGAAAAAACCCAGACCCTGATTATACTGCTAGTGTTAAAATTGGATACCATGCAGGTATATATTATGTTCTTGACGTTACCAGGGACCGTAAGAAGCCTATGGAGGTAGAAAATCTTGTAGCTCTTAATGCAGCGTCAGATGGAAGGGCTTGTGATATTCGTATGGAGCAGGAGCCGGGTTCCTCTGGTGAAATGGTTATTGACCATTATAAACGTAATGTAGTGCCGCAATATATGTTTGATGGTATAAAGCTTTCAGGCAGCAAAACTGATCGTGCTTCAATTGCTTCTTCTGCTTGTCAAGCAGGCAAAGTTTGTATATTAAGAACATGTAGAAATAAGGGGGCTTTTTATGATGAGTTAGATTCATTCCCTTATGGGTCTCATGATGATATGGTTGATGCTTTTAGTGATGGGATTAATCACTTTGCAAAAGCAGCAGTGCGCAGAGCGCCTACTGGATTACGAAAATCTGGTGGGTCTTATTGGAAAGGTTTTGATAGGAGGATGAAATATGCCTAGACAGCCTGCGCCCTTGAAACACCTTGGTATTGTTGGTCTTCGGCAAAATTCTGGTTCTGTATATGAAGAGTTTTTGCCCGAGCTAAGGTGGCCTAGGGCTGGAAAGATTTATCAACAAATGGCAGATAACGACCCTGTGGTGGGGTCTATTCTGTATTTAGCTGAGATGCTAATTCGCGGTGCAGAGTGGCGCGTCGACGCTGTGTCTGATAAGCCAGAAGATAAAGAAGCCGCGCAATTTTTACGAGAATGCATGGATGACATGGAGGAGTCTTGGGCATCGACTATTAGTGAGATTCTATCGATGCTGACTTATGGGTGGTCATTTCATGAAATTCTCTATAAAGTGCGCCGTGGGCCAAATGAGTCTAGTCCAAAGTATCGCAGTAGATTTACAGACGGTAGGTTTGGTTGGCGGGGTTTTCCAATTCGGTCACAAGCATCCTGGGATAAGTGGGAGTTCGATGACGAAACAGGTGAACTTGTAGCTTTTGTGCAACGGCCAGAGCCTAAGCAGCATGAGATTCGCATTCCTATTGAAAAGGGACTATTGTTCCGTACTCGTGTAAGTCGAGGCAACCCTGAGGGCAAATCTTTGCTGCGTAATGCATATCGTCCATATTACTTCAAGCAGCGCTTTGAAGAAATTGAGGGTATTGGTATTGAGCGTGACTTAGCAGGTCTTCCGGTTCTACAGACGCCTGAAGAGCTTGACCTTTGGGATACTGATGACCCTGAAATGGTTAGCCTAAAGACAATGGCAGAAGAGCTTGTAGCTTCTGTACGTCGAGATGCAAATGAGGGTATTATCCTTCCTGCTGGATGGGAGCTGTCTCTTTTAAATGCTCCATCCTCTAGGCAGATTAATATTGGTGAAGTTATTGAACGATATGATAATCGTATTGCTATTACTATGCTTTCTGATATTGTGCTTATCGGCAATGGTAGTAAAGCAGGCTCTTATGCAATGGCTGATGTAAAACAAAGCATGTTAGCAAGTGCGTTACAAGCACAGCTTTATAATATTGCGGATGTTTTCAATAAGAAAGCCGTAGTTCAGCTATTTGAATTTAATAATTGGCAGCTTGATGAGTATCCACAGATTGTGCCAGGCCAAATTTCAACACCGTCTCTTAAAGAGGTTGCTGTTATGCTTCGTGCTATGGAGCTTGACGTTAATGCGGATACTGAGCTTAATAACTATTTACGTTCACTTATGGCAATGCCACAGCTTGAAGGCTACCAACCTCGACTTCCTGATGACGCTAAATTAGATGGCACTGTAGATTCTTCTTTTGCAGCGCAGGATGATGAATCACAGAAAGTTTTTGAACAAAATGAAGTAACTCGTGGTATTGGTGAGGAGGCGTATAATTAATGGGTGTTTATTTAGAAGAGTCCCATCGTATTGCAGATGATGAGTGGTCGACTAGAGAGACGTTTTCAGTATATCAGGATGAGTTTACGGATGTCAGTATTCCAGACCCTATTACTGGAGAACTAAAGCCAGCAACAATATCTGAACATAGCTCTCATTCAATTACGTTTGAAATTTATAAAGAGCAGAGCTTTGAAAAAGGTCTTGTTTCTGGTTGGGCTAATGTTTCCAAGAATACTGATGGAAACTATGCTCTTGATTGGCAGGGAGATATTATTGAACCCTCTGATCTTGAGGATGCTGCTATTCAGTTTATGAAAGATTATCGTGAAAGTGGTGTTAATCATGAAGGTGACTCTGTAGGTATTGTTGTAGAGTCTATCGTTATGACTAAGGATAAGCAAGTTGCTATGGGTATTCCTGAAGGTACTGTGCCTGAGGGATGGTTTATTACAGTGCAGCTGCAGGATGAAGAGGTTATTAATAAAGTTAAAAGCGGAGAATTCCGTATGTTTTCTATTCAGGGTACTGCAGAACGAGAAGCGCTGAATTAGTTGTCAAAAAAGAGCTCTAGACTTTCGTATAATAATTATGGAGGGCGAAAATGACCCTCTAAACGCAGTCTAGACTTTGTGAAGGGAGTTGTGAATTAGTGGCTACGAAACTGAAGAGTCTGAAGATTAATCGAGTCGATTTGGTACCGGAAGGCGCTAATTCGGCGGCGTTTGTAACTCTGTATAAAGGAAAGGAGGGTAAGTCGATGGAATATGAGGAGATTCTCGAGAAGATGAAGCCCGAGCATGCTGAAGTTATTAAGGCTAAGTTCGCAGAAGTTCTTAAAGAAAAAGAGGACGCTGAGGCAGAGGCTGAAGAGGCTAAGGCAGAAGCTGAAAAGGCTAAAAAGTCTGAGTGTGCTAAGGCAGATGTCTGTCCTAAGTGCGGTAAGAATCCTTGCGTTTGTGATGATGATTCCGATGATAAGCCTGTTGATAAGTCAGACACTAAGACTGAGGGCACTACGTCTTTCGATGAGGATGAGACTCTGTTGAAGTCACTTCCCGAAGAGCTGCAGAGCTTTGTTGCAAAGATGCGTCAGCAAAAGGAGGCTGCAGAGGAAGTCGCTAAGGCGGCTATTGCTCGTGAGCGCCATGCTGAGGCTGTTGCTAAGGCAAATGACCTTAAGGCCCTGCCTATCGCAACGAATGAGCTTGTAGAGTTTATTGAGAAGTCTAATGAAGAGACTGTAGATATGCTGTCGGCAATTGCTAAGGCTATTGATTCTACTGTTTTGACTGAAACCGGTTCTAATGACTCTGGTTCGTTCTCTAAGTCTTCTGGTGATGCGTGGGCAAAGCTTGAAGAGAAGGCTGCAGAGATTGCTAAGGAACGCGGCATTACTAAAGCTAAGGGTATGTCCGCGGCTATTGATGAGTTCCCTGAGCTCTATCGTGAATACCTGGAAGGAGGCGCTAACTAATGGCTAATGCTTGGGAAATTCCTGGCGGGCAGTTTTCGCTTGATGTCGCCGCTCCGCTGGACTTCCGTCGCTTCATTAAGGTGAATGCTAACGGTAAGGCCGCGTATGCGACGGCTGGGACTGATCCGATTGTAGGCATTTCGTACACTGAAGCACAGCATGCGGATACGCCTATCTCTATTGTTGGTCACGGCATTGCGATGGTTGAGGCTAGTGAGACCATTGCTGCTGGTGATTTTGTTGAGCCGACGACTGGTGGCAAGGCTGCTAAGGTTGCGACTGGTACGTCCAACTTTATCGCGCTGACTGGCTCTGGTGCAGATAACCTTATCACTGTTAAGCTTAATTAAAAACGAAAGGAGGTCGTAGATTATGCCTCGTATGTCTGATGCGCATATTGATCGCGCAATGACTCAATTCTCGGTGGCTATGTTCCAGGATGAATCTAATTTCATTGCTGACAAGGTTTTTCCGATTATTCCTGTGAGCCGCCAATCTGATATTTACTACCAGTATAACAGTGGCGACTTCCTTCGCGATGAAGCGAAGCAACGCGCAGCCTTCAGTGAGTCTGCTGGTGGCGACTACGGCGTTGAGGCCCAGGATCCGTATTTCTGCCGTAAGCATGCCTTCCATAAGGATGTTGCGCCGGAGGAGAAGCTCAATTATGATGAGCCTCTGGATGCTGATAAGGATGCCGTTACGTTCGTGACGCAGAAGATGCTTATTCGTCGTGAGATGGCTTGGGCGTCTACGTTCTTTAAGACTGGTGTTTGGAATACTGAAGTGACTGGTGCTGCTTCTAGCCCCAGTACTGGTCAGTTCTTGCAGTGGGACAAGACTGGTTCTGACCCGATTACGGATATTACTAAGCAGTCTGTAGGTATGGCGGCTCGTACGGGCTATCGTCCTAATACGCTGGTTCTTTCGCCGTATGTCTTCTATGCTCTCAAGAATCATTATGATATTCTTGACCGCATCAAGTACACGGAGAAGGGCATCGTTACTACGGATCTGCTCGCTACCCTCTTTGAGGTTGACAATGTGTACGTCGCTTGGTCTATTGTGAATTCTGCTGACCAGGGCGCCGCGGACAATGTTGACTTCATCTATGGCGCAAACGCGCTTCTGTGCTACACGCCGAAGACTCCTGGTCTGCGTCAACCTGCTGCTGGTTATATCTTTGCGTGGACCGGCCTTGAGGGTGCTGGAGCGTATGGCAACCGTATTGTGCGTATTCCGATGGATCTGCTTGGTCTCGGTACTGAGCGTATTGAGGGCGAGATGGCGTTCGACATGAAGAAGATTTCTGGCGAAATGGGCGTCTTCTTCAAGGATGCTGTTGGGGCCTAATGTATATTGTAACGCGCACATTCCGTGATGCTAATGGCGTGTTTGAGGTGGGGTCCATTGTAGATCCCACCTCTGTTAAGACTTTCCGCTCGCGGTTACAGCAGCGTCATATCGTAGATGTTGACGAGCGAAACTTGGATGAGTGGGTTACGTACTTCAAGAATCGCCATGGCATTGACCTCAGTACTGTATTGGCTGAGTACCTTGACGCCCAGCCAGAAGTTGAGGAGCCTGTAGTTACTGAGGATGGTTCTTCTAATGACCAGACTATCCCCTCTGCTGAGTCAGAAGAGCTAGAGCCGGCCTCTAGTGAAGAGAATGAGTCTTGGTAAGATTCATTGTGTAAAAAGTGTGTGAAACCTTCCCTAGTACTTACTAAGGTAAGTGCTAGGGATTGCTCCATACAAGGATATACAAAGAGTAATGCATCTCTTTATCAGAGAAAAAGGTTTAAAATGACGTTTTCATATTCAGGAGACCCCGCTACATCAGATATTGATCGTTTGCGGTTTCTTATTATGGATGTAGATGAAAATAAGCCTCTTTTCTCTGATGAAGAGCTACAGTATCTTTTAGACACTTATGGTACCAATGAAGATATGCTTGAGTACCAGCTATTTATGCAAGCAGCAACTAAGTTTGCATATGGCATTAAACGGTCTCTTGGCCCACAGTCAGAAGACCCAACTAGTAGATTAAATTTCTTTAAAGCGCGAGCTGAAGAGCTAAAAGCTAAACTACAGGTAAAGGGACTATCTTTGCCTAAGTACCAAGCGCCAAAACAATTTTTCCGTGGTATGCAGGATAATCCGCCTAAACCTAGGGAGCCTCGTTTTGTTCGATAGTTTAAAAGAATGGATGACGTGTCCTTTTCAGGTTAAGCACTTTGAAGGTTATACTCCTTCTGCAGATGCATTATGGTCTGAGCCGGAAGATATGATTGGATACTTTGTTGGTAATGTTGAGGTCGTTACTGATGCGACTGGTGATGATGTAGTTAGTTCTTCTCAAGTTTATTTTGACCCATCTGTTCATACAATTAATCCGCAAGACAAAATTCTTGTAGATGGTTTTGAAAAGGATATTATTCAAATAACCAATTATATGGATGGCAATTATGGGTCTAGTAGTATTAAGATAGCTTATTTGTAATGGCCGCCAATAGTGAAATACGGTTTCAAGTTGATGCTAGAACGCTACGCTCATTTAAAAATAAGGTAGATATTGCTGGTCGCGGCGTTGCTGGTGCTACAAAAGACGGCTTAATTGATTTTTGTGAAGAAGTATTATTAGACGCTACTCAGCTTGTGCCTATTGATACTGGTGCATTAGCTACAAGTGCAGATTATCAGATTAGGGGCAGTTCTAAAAAAGGTTATACGGCAAGAATGGGTTATGGTATTTTAAAGCGTAACCCCGTTAATCGCCGAACAGGTAAGCGTGCTAGTGACTATGCTGGGATAGTACATGAGCAAATTCGTCAACACGAAAATGGCCAAGCTAAATTCTTTGAGCAAGCCTTATATCTACATGAAGATGAACTTGAAACTTTTACCGGTAAGCACATCAGTAGGTACTTATCAAAGGTTGTAGTTGGTGAGTTTGATGGTGAAGAGGAAGAAGGCAAAGGCGATGCCACGCGGCAGGGTATAATAGCCACTAGGTATCAAGAAAGCTTTACTGAGCAGGTTGATGGAAAAATTCTTCCTTTTCCAGTACCTCAGGGTTTGGTTTATCGTAAAGGTGGTCGTTGGTGGCTTAACCGTGAAAAATATAAAAAAGCCGATAAGCAAGCTCGGTCTGGTAAAGTAGGAAAAAGTACTAAAAAAACTGAACGAAGCATTAGGTCAAGTGAGATTCACCGGTATACTAGAGAACGAGTGGTTCCAAAAAAGAAAACCAAGCGTAAAACTAAGCGTAGAACATCTCAGAAGACTGAAGCAACAAAAGTTTCTACAAAACAAAGTAAAACATCAAAGAGTGTAAAAGGCGCTAGAACTACTGCTAATAAGAAAAGTGTAAAACGTACCAAATTTATTAGCGAGCTTGCACATGAGACTGCGCTTGATGAGTACATGGAGCATATGTTTGATGAGGCTGCTGAAAAGCGTAAAGAACGCGAGAAAGAAAAAGAAGAGAAACGACGCTGGTAATGAGTCTATTACTTGAAGATATTTTAACGGAGTTTGTAGATAACGAGCTTTATAATGGTATGGGGTTGGATGCATTTTGGGATAAAATGCCGGCTAGTCCAGATCGTTGTATCGCAGTTTATGAATATACTGGGTTACCCGAGGTTCCCTATGAAGATGCTGTACATCGTAGTGTGCAAGTTGTCTGTAGAAATTCCTCGGCAAGTTTGGCTAAAATCGATGCGGAAAGGGTTCATGAATTTATCGTCACACGTCTAGATGAGACTGGGCGAATCGATTTTAATGGTCGATTTACTCAGACTACTCTACGCCAGACTCCCTTCAAAATTGACGAAGATGACTTGAACCGTGTACAATTCGGTTTTAACATGGGAATAACAACTTCTAGAGATTCTTAAGGAGGTAAGCAATGGCTTCTACGCGAATTGGTGTTAGTAATTTTCACTACGCTAAAATGACCGCCGAGGAGACTCTTACTACGCTGCCTACGTATGCAACGCCTAAGAGCGCGCCTGGTCTGATGTCTGCAAATATCAATCCTAATGCTAGTATTGATACGCTGTTTGCTGATGACGGCCCGTTTGAGACGGCAGCTACTAATGGTCAAATTGAGGTCGAAATTCAGAAGAATGCCTTGTCCACTGAGAATAAGGTTGACCTGCTTGGTAAGACTGTAGACTCTAAGGGTGGTATTGTTTCGTCTGACACGGATATTCCGCCTTGGGTTGCTATTGGCTTTAAGTCTCTTAAGTCCAATGGTAAGTATCGTTATATTTGGCTCTATAAGGGCAAGTTTAGCGACCCTGAGGACAACAATGAGACCAAGGGTGACAGCATTAACTGGCAGTCCGATACTATTACCGGTAACTTTGTTAAGCTTATGTATGAGTACACCAGCGGCGGTAAGACTATCCGTCCTTGGAAGTACGAGATGGATGAGGATGACGAGACAGCGGATGCTACTACCATCAGTGGTTGGTTCAGTTCTGTTGTCATGCCTGTCTTTGGTACTACTGGTTAGTAATTTTTATTCGTTATTGGAGGTTGAAATGGCGAATATACAAGCTGTAAGGCCTGTAAAACACACTATCGACCTCGGTGACGGCGTTGAGCGAGAGATTGAGTTCTCGCTCAATGCCATGGCCGACTTAGAAGATAAGTATGGTACAATCGAGCACGCTTTTAAGAAGATTCAAGAAGATAATATTAGTGCTATTCGATTTTTGCTTTGGTGCCTACTTAATAATGGCGAGCAAGAGATTTCAGAGCGAGAAATTGGTCGCTTAATTAATCTTCGTAATTTAAATGATTTAATGACTTCTGTTATGGATTATATGGAAGAGGCTATGCCTGGTATTACGGAGATGGCTGAAAAAAACTCGGTGAGCCAGACCTGGTAGGATTTTCAGATAAGGTCAATCCTAGAGATACCTGGGATTGGCCTTTTATCCTATACACAGGGATGAACTGGCTAGGTTACTCAGAAGCAGAAGTTTGGCGATTAACGCCGCGTAAATGGCAAGAATTAGTATCAGTCCATGTCGATCTTGAAAATCAAAAGTGGGGTGGTAAATCAAGTCGAACCACCAAACAAGAGACTGGTCAAGTCACGGGTTATATCGATCAGTTAGGTTGGTAACAATGGCAAGTGTTGGAGAGTTATCTGTAGATGTAAAAGCTAGGATTAATGATTTTTCTAGAAATCTTAGTAAGGCTCTTGGGCAAGCAAATATTTTTGCAGCAGATATGTCTAAAATAGGCAAGAAAGACTATTTTGCGCCTGTTCAAGAATCTATCCAAGGCATGAGCCGTGACTTTAAGCAAATTATTCAAGGTATTGTTTTAGCACAGTCTTTTTATTCTGGACTTCAGTTATTTAAGCAGCTTACTAGCGCTGTTTATGAGTACACAGATGCCTTGAATTATGCACAGGTAACTTTCAGTAATTTATTCCGTGATGCATCATTAGGCGAGGAGTTTGTGGCTGTTTTGCAGCAGTACGCAGCTCGCTCGCCTTTTGATTTTACAGATATTGAAAAAGGTGCGCGTCAATTATCTGCTTATGGTGTGCAAGCTAAGAATCTTATGTATGTTATGGAGGGTATCGGCAATCTTTCTGCTGTTACCGGTGATCCTCAAACATTCGAAACCGTTTCTCGCGCAATGGGCCAAATTTATTCTAAAGGCAAATTATCTGCAGAAGAGATGAGGCAACTTGCTGAGGCAGGCCTTAATGTTAAAGAAGTGTATGCGCGTCTTGGTATAGAAGCTGGCGATGTAGGCAAAGCAAACATTGATGCTGCAACTGCCCTTAATACCATTGTAGAAGTACTAAATGATACTTACGCAGGAGCTATGGATGCTGCAAATACTACGATGCGCGGCATGTTAGCGAATACTAAGGATGTATTACTTAGTGTTTCTTCAGCGGTATTTCAACCTGCATATGAAAAGTTACAGAGGGTCCTCAAATGGATTCAAATAGGCCTTGATGATTTCCAGACAGCTTTTTCTACTGAAGGTCTCGCATCTGCAATTGAAAAAGTCTTTGGAGCAGAATCTCTAAATAGAATACAACAATTTCTTGCTATTTGTCAGTATCTTGGTAATGTATTGTACCAGGTATTGGCTCCTGCTTTTAGAATTGTTGGTATGTATGGTCAAACATTTTTAACAGTACTTGGGTCACTTATTAGAGTATTTGGCCCTATCGTAGAATTATTCGCAGCTCTACTTAATTCCTTCTTAAGTACGACTGCTGGAGCTCGTATGTTGCAGTCGGCTCTTATGGGCCTTGTAGTTATTAAGATGGTTGGCGGGTTTGCATCATTGCTTACTAATTCGTTTGCTTTAATGAGTAAAGCCTTAGCCGGGGTCATATCTGTAGCATCTGCTGCCTCCGGTGCTTTAACTATTCTTACTGGTGCAGAGGCTGGGGCAGCTCAAGGAGCATACGGTGCCGCTGCGGCGTGGAAGTATTTTACTAAAACATTAAATGTCAATCCTATTATTATGGCATTGACAATTATTCTTTCCTTAATTGCTGCAGTTGCTGGGCTTCGTGCTATGTTAGGTCAAACTACAGATGCCTTAGCGGATATGTCTGGTGTAGACTTTAAGAAATTCTTTGAAGGAATTAAGCAAGCCACAGGTGATGCAGAAAAATTTAAGAAACCTTTTGAAGATGCTGGAGATGCCATAGATGATGCAAATGGTGAGTTAGATAAAACTAAAAAGAAACTTGAAGGTCTTTTATCTTTTGATGAGGTTTTTAAGCTTCCTGAACGTAATGATACAGATCCAACAGGTAAAAGTGATGAGGCATCTAGTGATGTCTTTGAACCAGGAGACTGGGGCGCTATTGAGCTGCCAGAAGTTGAGCCATTAGACCCTCATGATTTATTCCCAGATATTAATGGAATTCTTGACTGGTTTAAAGAGCAGCCTTGGTGGAAGATTGGGCAGTATATTGCTAATGGAATAGCCTCTGGTTTAAAGATGGCTAAAACTGTGCCTTCCAAAGCTGTTACTGACTTTATTGATGATTTATTAAATACAGCTGGTAAAAGGCTAGATAAATTTAATATTAAAGAAAAGATTATTAATTTAGCAGAAAAAGCAAAAGAATCACGGGATCTTTTCAAAGGAGTAGGTAAGCAAATAGGCGATGAGTTATATACTGCGCTAGAAAAAGAGCTTGGCCCAGAAAAAGCTAAGAAGCTCAAGCTGAAGGAGCGTCTCGAAAAAGTAGCAAAAGAGGCTGCAAAAGGTGAAAAGGCTTGGAAAGAAGCTGGGCAAAAACTGGCGAAGTCTTTAGAGGAAGATTTAGCTAAAGAGCTTGGTCCTGAAAAGGCAAGTAAATATGGTATTTCTAAGCAGCTTGAAAAAGTTGCAACAGAAGCAGAAAAGGCAAACGTAAAATTCGCAAAAGCCGGTAAAGACCTCGCAGAAGAGCTGACAGGTAGTATCAGTAAGTACTTAGGGCCTGAAGCTACTAAAGAGCTTAAAATTGCTGAAAATCTTGACAAAATAATCAAAGACGCAGTAGAGGGCGGCACGGCTTGGGAAGAAGGCGGTCGTACATCTGCGCGTAATTGGTTAGATGGCCTTAATAAAGAGTTTGAAAAAGCTTCTATTAAGGGTAAAGCGCCTGAAAAAGCAATGGTTTCGCTTGCTAAAGAACTTAAAGCAGCAGGAGTTACCGTTACAGATGCTGGTGTAGAGCTTTCTGACGACTTTATCAAAAAACTCGAGCAAGGCCTTGGCGATAAAAAGTCTTTTGGTGAAATTGCAAAAGATTTCGCAAAGAATTTTGTAGATGCTTTTAAATCAGTGCCAAAAAATGTTTCAGAAGCATTAAGTAAAAGTTTTACGCCTTCTGCGGTATTTGCCGGAATTAAAAAAAGTTTTACGACTAAAAGTGGCGAATCTATTTTTAAGTCTTTTACAAGCGCAATTAAAAATACATTTACCCCTGCAAAAATTGGAGAATTCTTAAAAACAGGCCTAAAAGATATGGGCATAACCATTATTGGCGAAATGTTATTTGAAGAATTATCCAATTGGTTTGACAATAATGGGTTACATGAAGCGTCTGTTGTAGCAGATAAGGCTGGTCCAATTATTGCTTCTGGTTTTGGTACCGCTATTGCAACCAAGTCTCCTTGGGGGTTTGTTGTTGGTGCCCTTTGGGGTGCACTATTTGAGGATCTTGGTAAAGGTCTGGAGAATGGTGATTGGAGTAGCTTTATAAACCAGTCTGTAGGTAGTCTTGGTGTAGTGCTTAATAAACTGGCGCCTAAGATTGCTGCAAGGCTTGGTACGGGTGGCGGCGCCGCCGGGCCTATTGGCTGGGTAGGTGCTATAGGAAGTGCTATTTCTGATGTAATATTTGGGTCCATTATACAAAATCTGCGCGATAGCGGAGATACTCATACGG